CGATGACGACGTTCTTCTGGTCCTTGAAGTGCCAGATAGCGGCGCGGATGTTGTCGAAGTAGTCATAAGGCCCCGTCACATAGAAGTAAGACGCTTGCTTGAAAGCTGAGGCGTAGTCGTCATAGAGCTGCGGCCAGTTTGTCCAATCGGCTACGAAGTCCCTGGGCTTGTCGAGGAAGGGGGACTTGTTCTTCGGAAGGAGGCCGAACTTCACCGGGACTTGGGCCACGGTCCTTAGATCGCCGCCGTACGCCTTGGGGTCGCCGAGAAGCATTTTCTCCTTTCCAAAGACATAGTTCGGGTCCATGAGGACGCTTTCATGGGCTTCCCCGGCTACCGCTGTTGCATACGCGGTACATTCGTCGTTCTGAGGTTCGTAAAAAGCTTGGTTCTTGATTTCCAAGGGTTCAGAAACGAGCCAATCGGTCAGAGGGATGTCGGTAGGCTTCGGAAGGGAGAAGAAGCCGCCGAGCTTAAAGTCGCGCTTGTCTTTCTTGAGGGGCTGAAGGGGGGACTTAGGGTGAAGGGGAAGGCGAAGCATGTGATGTTAGCGAATGAGTAGTGTTGCGTTGCGGAGGAGGGTCGTTAGCTTAGATAGAATGGCTTTCGTGGAATTTACGGCGTTTGCGATGGTGTAGGAGATTTTGACTTGACCCCCGGCACCGTTTCCGCCAGCGCGGTCAGTAGCGTTCCCAGCTCGACCACCGCCTCCTCCTCCGCCGAAGGCGAAGCCGGGCTGCAAGCCAGCGGAGGTAGTTGTTCCGATGCCTCCGTTTCCGCCTCCAATGGAAGTTCCAGCGCCGGAAGATGTTGCGAAAGGACTTCCAGCGTTCCCGCCTGCGCCCGTGGAACCTGCGCCTCCACCTCCGCCGCCGGAAGCCGTGGAGGCGGTCGATGTGGCTCCGCTTCCGCCCGCGTATATGGTGGATGTGTGTGTGGTGTCGAAGACGTAAAATACAAGGTCAGCGGTGTTATCAGCTGTCCATGTAGCGCCATTGTAAGAGGCAAAGTTTCCGGCGGCGGTGGGCGAGCTGAAGTCTGCGCCGATGATTATATCGTTCGCTGTACCATCGCCTGCGTATTGAACGGCTAAGGCATAGTTGGTCCCATTAGTAAGTGTTATCTGATTTGCGCCGGAGAAGGTGTAGGTGACGAGTGCGACGGCGCCGACATTCTGCGGGATGGTTGAGATGGTGACGTCGGTGGAGGTTGCGAGGGGTGCGCCAGTCGGAACGGCATTTGTACCGGGCGTTCCGGTAATAGCGTAAATCTTTGCCGTGGTGGTGCCGGTGGCGAGCTGGTTATACATATAAAACTTCGCCGTGCCTAAGGTGGAGCCGTTGCCGACAAATGTTTGCGCGTAGCCCTTCTGAAAGCTTGTGCCTTCGGGTTGGTCGTTGTCATAGTTGGATTCGGAGTAGGAATCGACGGGTGTGCTTTTAGCGACGCACCCGGATGTGGAGCCTGCGCCTCCTGTGGAAGTAGCGACGCTCGCAATAGCGCCACCTGTTCCTCCCTTCGCAACAAAGGTTGTAGTGGCGAAGGTAGATGTGGCTCCGTTAACAAGGGTGCTTGTGAGAGCGGTTGAGGTTGCGGCGACGGTTACGGCGTAGGTGTTGCCTGCGGTCACATCAAGGATGCCGGTTACATAGCATCCGCCCGCTCCGCCGCCTCCTGCCGAGCCGTTACCCGTTGCAGGGCCGCCCGTTCCGCCGCCTCCCCAGGCTTCTACGGTGATTTGCGAAACTCCAGTTGGTACGGTGAAAACGTAGTTGCCGGGTGCTGAGTAGGTTGTGGAGGACGCGGTGGCGAGAACTATTGCCGGCGTTATTAGGACGGTTACGAAGGTTAGCGCGATTAAGAGATGACCTAGTTGCAGGCGGTTGTGTTGCATGTGAGTGTGCCGGACTGAATGGTGCAGTAAGAGAACCCGCCGTCGTTCTTGTCCCGCATGATGAGACATGCAGGTATGCCGACATCACCGATTTGGAGTGTGCTTGTGGAGGTGTTGGTGTTAACGCTGAACATTTCTGCGCCGCTGGTGGACGAAGCGACGGTGAATATCTTTGCAGGCGTGGTTGTGCCGACACCGACATTTCCTCCGCCGGTTGCGAGTATGGCTTGGTTCGTCGATTTGATTTGGGTGCTCGTTACGCTCGCGAACTGGACGTTCGCGGCGGTATCGATGTTCTGAGGCGTGGAGAGAGTGAGCTTGGAGGGGTTGCTGCTGGAAGCTACGTTCACCTGATTGGTTGTCCCTGCGATGGTCCAGGGGCCTATGAGCGTGTTGAGGGTGGAGGACGCTTGGAGCTGGCAAGTGGTGCAGGTAAGCGTGAGGTCGCCGGAAAGCGCTCCGCCTCCGGCGAGCGGGGAAGTTGTATTGACATTCCGTGCTGCGGGAACCAAGCCCCATGTAGAGGAGGGCGTGTTGCTCCATGTGCAGGTCGAAGTACCGCAGAGGATTTGGTTAATACCGGCTGAGGAAGTTGCGTAGGTAAAGGCGTTGCCCGTCGCCGTGCCGCCTCCGGCAATGATAGTGGATGTCACATGGGGTTGAGTATTTGTAATTGTCGAGGTGCCGTTTAAGGTTGAGACACTAACTCCGTTTCCTGCGGCGATCGTGACGTGCGTCGTTGAAGCGAAAGGCAGAGGGAAGGTAAGCGCATTTTGCTTGGCGTTCCAAGTTGCGGCGGAGGCGATGCGGCCGTCCGCGAGAGTTCCTATCCAGACTGGCGTGAAGGTGAGGGTCGGGCCGGAGCCGCCTATGGTGATGCCGAGGTTGGTATCAGTCGAACTGGCGAAGGTGTATGCGGTGGATGAGAGAGTATTTGCACCAGCGGATATGGTGGTCGTAGTGAAGGAACCCGCGCCGCAGGTCGGACAGGAGATAACACCGTTCGAGAGGACGATGGGCGCGGTGGAGGAAACGGCGAAGGTGCCGGCGCGGTCGGGGAAGGTGAAAGAGCGTTCGCCAGTAAGGCCGGAGATGTCGAAGTCGGCCGCGCCGGAGTTTTGCTCGGAGTAGAGCTGGAGAACGTCAGCGGAAGCGACCGTAAAGCCGACACCTTGAGTCGCGGTAGTGGTGCCGAGGTAGAGATTAAGGGATGGGTTGTCATAGAGATAAAGACTGGCGGCCGTCTTGTCCCAGGTGAAGTTGCTATCGCCGCCAAAAGCCCCGGCGTCGTTGAATTGGATTTGGGTAGTCGAGCCGCCGGGCGTGCCGCCGCCGGAGCCGCATGAGCCCAATTGGTAGACGAGAGGGTTAACGGAAAGGACCTTGAGGCAGTTGCCGATGTTGCCGGCAGTCGTGGTCGAGATGCCTGTTCCGCCTTGTTGCGGAAAGAGTACGGTTGCGGCGCTTCCGAGTAGTGGGAAGGAAAGAATCGCTATTCCTAAGGCGAGGTATTTCTTCATTGGGCTTCGTAATCTATGACGGGTGACTGGCCTCCTTGTGGCGGGGCTGGATTCACGGTAAAGGTCCGCCCGGAGAAGGTGTAATCAACATTGTTCTGTAGTCTTGCTCCGTTCAAGAAGAGGCGGACGGAATCGGACTTCGGATTTGGGTATGTCGTGGGGATGGTGAAGGTGGTGTTAACTCCGTCAACGGTGCCGTCCAAGATGATTTCGGTCTTCTGGTTTATGCCTCCCCGGAAGAGAGGTACGGACCCGGCGGTCGGCCGCTGTACGAAGAGCTTGGAGAGGTCGATGGGTCGGCCTTCCGAATCGACGAGGGTTACGCGATCGATGGCGGGCTCGTTAGCCTGTGCAGAAGTTAGGGCGTCTATGACGGGCTGGATGGCATCTTGTATGTCGGCTTTACTGAGGGGCTGGTACCAGGATGGACGCGTTATGGAAACGGTCTCCGTTGGATTGAGTACGGTCACGTCGAGTTCTGTAGGATGGGCCGGGTATTCTGGGAGCTCTATTGGTTCGGGAGGTTCAGGGTCTTCGCGGTTCGCAATAGCCTGAAGTATCGGCGTCAGGGCCTTGAGCGTCGAAAGAGTCTCAGTGAAGGACTCGGCGAACTTCTGGAAGCGGTCGGCTCGGTCTTGGTCGAGAGATTGAGAGGCCTGCTTGAAGAGGTCGAGCATGGCGGCGAGCTGTGCAGGGTCGAACGGGGCTGGCTGCGGTTCGGGTGTAGGCGCTGGCTTCTGCCCTTTGAGTGTTTTGATGTAAGACTTCTCCATTTCTAGTATTCATTAGGCCGACCGAGACAGATGAAGGCTATGAACATGATGACCGCGAGGATGACGCCTATCATTTGCCGAAGATGCGCTTGCCAATGTTCGTGGCGGACGGGGCCACGTTTTGAAGTTTAGAGCCGAGCGTGGAGAGGAAGTCGCCTACCCTGCCGCTCTTCGAGGCCTTGTTGATAAGGGCGATGGGAGCCACTTGGGGATGAGCTGCGGTCTCGACGAGGGAGATTACATCGGTGAGGCTGACGGCGTTCTGACGCTCGGCAATCGGTATCCGGCGGATGACGGCGTTATGGACCGGGATGAGTTCTTGGAGCTGCTGGTTTATCGCATGGACCTCCGGGCCTACATCGGTTCCCTCGATGGCCTTTTTGAGGTTCTGGTAGAACTTCGTGTAGACGGCTTCGGTGGCAGAAGCGTCCTTGTCGGCGAAACCATAGACCCATGAGCCCATCGTGCCTGCGGCGCGTTTGACATCGGTAGCGGTGCCGAGGTCCACCGCTCCCTGGGGTGCGACTTGGTTCGTTTCGCTCTTTAGCTCCGCGAGGATGTTCTTTATCCTGGCGTTCTGGCCGAAGTTCTTAGCCGTGCTTTCCGAGAGGAGCTGCTTTTCGGTCTGTTGGTAGACATTGTTAAGATTGACGGTATCGCCGGAGGCTTGCGAGAGGTTCTTGAGCTGGGATGCAAGCTCGTTCATCTTGGAGTTGGTCTTTTCGAGGGTTTGGTTCAACGATCCGCCGAGGTCGTACTTCTTGAGGGTTTGAACGCTGAATCCGTCCTCCACGTCCTTCGAGGTAGGCCTGATGACGCTCGTTTGAATCTTCTCTCCGAGGTGTTCGAGGCCCTTGCCGGTGCCCTGTTTCAGAGAGGAGAGCAAACTACCGACGAAGGGAATCATAGCGGCGACGCCAGCGGTAGCGGCTACGCCTTCGGAAGGATTGGTCGAATTGGCGAGGTTCGTACCCAATCGACCAGCCGCTCCGAGAGCGCCGGACTCAATCATGCGGGGGACGGTATTAGCAGCAAATTGTGCGACGCGGCCGGCCCCACCTGCGGCGGCGCGTTCGGCGAGGTTCGCACCAATTTTCGTCCCCACACCAGCAGAGCCTCCGCCGTAGAGGGTCGCTTCGGCGTTCAGGGTGTTCCCGAAGGCTTGCTTAGCGGTCTCCGAAGAGCCGGAGAGCTGGGCGAGGTCTTCGGCCGTCATATTGAGAACCCCCATGTTGTCTTGGACGGTCTGGAGCAGTTGGTTCTTCTTGAATCCTTCGGGCATGGTCCGCGCCTGCTGGAGGGCGTGGAGGGTGGCTTGAGTGAGCATGTTCCGGCTTTCCGTGAGCGAGTCGGTCGCCGGTTGGAACATGAAGGATGAGGCGACGCGCCCGGGTTGTTCGAGCGTCCCGATTACACCCCTAGAACCTACGGTGTTCTGGGCTAAGCCGCCGACAAAGGACTGGGCCTTGTAAGAAGGGTCAACTAGACCCCGGAGGGTGTCCGAGAAGAAATTGGAGGGATGGGCGAACTCGGCTTTGTTAGCTGCGAAGCCGGTCGGAGCGGGTGCGGGAGCAGCAGAAGGTCCGAAGAATTGGTCGGGGGAAACGCCTTGGTCCTGAGAAACGACTTGGACATCGTTCGTTCCGAGGTAGTCTGAGGCCGGAATGTCCTGCTGCTGTTGTTGGGGCTGAGGGTCTGGGGCGAAGTCCTGTTCGGGGTCCATTAGAGAGGTGTGATGGTTCCATTAGCGTTAACCCGACCTTTCTTGCCATTAGCACCTGTGATGATTGAACCTGCGGAGTAGAACTTCCCGGCGACGGTGATACCCGCCTGGCTGGTGTTGGTCGTTGCGCTCTTGTACCTAAGCTCTTCCAAGCCCTTCTTCCGGTTCTGAATGAACTCTTTGACGATTGCCATGTTCGAGGCGAAGACTTCGGGTTTCACGCTGGGGTCGGTGACATCGAAGCCGAGTTGCAGCTTCATGTCTGATACGGTGCCTGCGCCCAAAGCCACGCCAATTTCGTCGGCGATGAGCTTCTGGGCTTCGTGGAAGTTCGAGACCTTCTTGTTCCCGAGCTGGATGGCTCCTTTCTGAAGCAAGGAGTCGACGCCTTTCACCCCGAGGCGTTTCACTTGGTCGGAGAGCTGGACAATCTTGTCTATGTTCGGAAGGACGGAGTTGATAGAGCCGATGGCCTTCTGGTAGTACGAGCTAGAGACGGCCTTGCCTCCGGCGTCGGAAGCTACGTAGTCGAAGTTGGGGTCTATTTTGTTTATAGCGTCGCGGACTTTCTGCATATAGGCAGCGGAGGAGTTCGAGCGACCCATCGTTTGCCGGATGTTGTAGAGGGTGTTCCTGCCTTCGAGGACGGCTTTCACATCGTTCGCAATGGTGTTCTCTTGGGCCGAGAGTTTGTGAGTGGCTGGGGCGGAACCTGTGGCTCCGGGAGCGACGGGGCCTTTGCCTGGGGCAGAGGGCGTAGGCGGTGGCGTGGAACCGGGGAAGGCGGGCGTGCTGTAGCTCGTCGTGCGATAGGTAGTGTTTCCGGCACTGTCCGTCGTCGAGGAGTTGGCGGTCGGGTGCTTGAGCTTCTCTTGGTAGGCCTGGTAGTCCGTGAAGCTCAAGGGGGTCTGGCCGGACTTCCGAGCTTGGTCTGCGTAGAACTGATACTCACCTACGGTTCCCGTGTATTTCTCGTTCTTTGTGTTGAGCTCGTCGACTTTGCTTAAGAGCTGCGTGAAATCCACGCCGTATTGCGCCGCGAGGCTCTTGATGGATTGAACGTCCTGCTGTTCATTCCCGGTCAAGGAGTGGAGTGCGATGTAGCCGATGGAGTCAATGGTCTTCGCGTTGATGTCCTGGGTCAGTTTGAGATTCGTGAGCTTCTGATTCACCGCGTCCTGGGCGTTCTTCTCGTTCTCCATTCGAAGCTTGTACATGTCGATGACGGACTGGTTCATCTCCTTCGCGGCTTGCTGCGCCTGGCTGTAGGAGTCGTAAAACATCTTCCAGTCCTCTTGGGTCTGGGCTACCTGAGCCTGGGCAATCAAAGAGTCGCGTTTTCCTTGAAGGTCAGCGATCCGTTGTATGCCAGCGGTCATTTCCGCTGAAAGCGCGGAGGTCTCGGCTTCGGATTCGTACCGGCTCCTTCCCGCGCGGATGCCGGTTTGGGTGAGTCCGGCAAGGGTCGCGTCGTTGACCTTCTTTTGAGCCTGTACCTGATTCGCAAAGCTCTGGCTGATGCTGTCGATTAAGTTTTGGTTCGCGCTCGTAAGCTTCGCCCTCACCGCCGCAGCCTGGGTTTGGAACTGCTGAAGGCTCGTTGCCATCGCTTGCTGGTTGGCGGTCTGAGTAGCGAGGAACTTGTCCCATTCCGTGTTGCCAGTGGAGGCAGGGGTCTGGGTGTCGGTCGAAGACTGCGTGTTCGTCGTAGGAGCCTGAGTGGTAGAAGGAGTCGTCTGAGTTGAAGGCTGCGTGGTCGTCGGAGAGGAGAGTTGCAACTGGCCGTCTTTGAAGACGTACTGCTGGCCTTCCTGGGGCGCGGCGGGGTTTGTGGTTGCGGTGCCTGTACCGGCCGGGGCGATGCCGGGTTCCTGTTTGAAGCTCTGAAGGGCCGTTTGCGTAGCCGTTCTAGCGGGTTCGCTCGTCACGACGGCGGAAGTGCTCGTAGGCGCGAGGGTTTCGGTAGGAGGCTGGTAAAGCGTGAAGCCGGTGGCGTTCTTCACATACATGTTCCCGTTCGGGTCGTTGTACGCCGTCCCGCCGCCCGGGGTGGTCGTTTCAGTGAACCCCGTCGGCGTCGAGTAGGGGTCGGTCTGCGGGATGTATTGGGCTACTGCCATTGTTATTGGCCGATGTATTCAGTGGTGAGTCGGGCGAGGCCGGAGCCTGAGCAGGAACCGCCTGTAACGATGGAGGATGAAGCGGTGACGGTGTGGGAGGCAGCGGTAAGGACGCTGGTTATGTAGGTCGTGCCTACGTTCTGGCGGTTTCCTCCGCTCGCGGAAGTGACGGTAGTGGTTGCCCAATCCGAGGGCATGACCCCGTCTATGAGGAGCGTAATGGCGCAACCGTCGCCGCCGGTTCCGTTGGACATAGAGCCTCGGATGGACGTGAGGACGCGGCCGGAGTTCGAGAGGGAGAAAGTGCTGGTGGCGATAGAAGCGGTGCCGCTGTCAACGAAGGCATTGTCGTTCAAGTAGAGCGGCGCGAGCGTTCCGAGGTAGCTCTTGCTGACCACCTGGGCGGAGGAGGTGGGAGTGCTCGTTGGTATGAAGGGAATACCCGTAAAGGTCGTGGAGGCGAGCGTGGAGCTTCCGGTCTGGTTGAACGTGCCGGAGAAGTTGACCGCGCCGGAGAACGTGCTCGTGCCGCTCCAAGCGTACGCAGAGGACGTGGCAATCCAAGCGGGGTCGAGCTTGTAGACGCTATTTTCGAGCTTGTTCGCTATCGGTGCGGTGGTTGTGGTTTGCGGGGTGGCGTTGAAGCTGGTGCTCCGGGCGACGAGAGGAGCAGTCGTGCCTCCGGCGGAAGTCCCGGCCGCGAGTTCCTGGTTCGTGGCTATCTCCGCGACGCCCTTCTGCGATATGGAGCTGTCCACCGTTCCAGCGAAAGAAGTGGAGGCAAGCTGGCGATACGTCACGAACTTGTCTTCGTCGCCTGCGCCGTAAGTATAGGAGGTATCGAGCCGGGGGATAGCCGAACTGGAGAAGGTCCAGGTTCCCGTGATGTTCTCGTTGTTCTTCGAGATGTCGAACTCGGAGTAGAAGCAAGCTGTATTCGAGAGGATGAAGATGGTCCCGCCGGCGTGGGCCTTCTGGTTGGCTGATACCGAGGTGCAGTTAGACGATCTGAAGTCGAGGCCGCGAGTAACCCCGGTCAAAGTGGCTGTCCCGTTGGCGTTCTGGCTGACCCCCGTGAAGCTGATTTGCTCCTCTTTGGAGGTTCCGGGTTCCAGGGTGCCATAAGCCACGGAGCCAAGGTCGGACATGCTGATGGTCGTTGAAGCGTCCGGGAGCTTGAAGCTTTGAAGGGTTATGGAGCTGGCGGAGGAGGTTATACCCGAGCCGGAAAGCTTGAACTTCTGGGCTTGGACGGGGGTAAAGGACCCCAGGGGCGGCGTAACAGGCTGAACGGGGTGAATCCATGAAGCTGCCGCGAGGAGCAACGAGGCTATGAATACTTTGGCGGAGGCGAAGAAGGACATTGAGGGATATTCTTAGTATGGACGTTATTTTCTAATTGCAAACTGGTTGTCTGGGGATAAGGTGGCGTTCGAGCCATACGCCAGAATCTCCCACTGCTGGTCCACGTCGTTCGAGCTGTATTGGACCTGGCGTTCGTAGTAATTCTGCTTCACAAGGTCGTGGATGACCCGGAACTTCGGGGTGTTGGAGATGGAGTCGGTGATTCCGCCGATGGGTTGCTCACCGATAGGGTTCTTGCCGATGGAACCGTCCACCGAGGTCGAGAAGATGATGTCGTCGTCCGCGCCGTCTATGGTTTCCTCGACGATGGAGGTAAAACCGCCGAAGTCGTACTTTAGGACGCAGGTTAGCGCGGTGTTCGAGGAGATGTACCCTTCCGTGTAGTGGGCGTCTTCGGACTTCTGGGCATCCCTTCTCCCGCTGTTCTCGTAAGCAAAAGCCGCGATAGCGTCTATGGGATTCGAGTTGTCGTTGTAGGACCCGTCGAAGAGGTGGTAGGTTTCCGGGACGGCGTTGGAGTGGCCGTATAAATCGCCGCCGATAATCGCCAGACGCCCGATGGGAAGGACCTGGGGAGCCTCCCAATACTGCTTTTGGATGTTGTACATGAGGAGGATGGATTCATTGGGGAGAGCGACGCAGATGTACTGCCGCCAATACTTGATGTGCGCGTTCGTGAAGTCATAGGACTCGAAGTCGGTCTTTATCGGGTCGGAGATAGGTTTGGTCTGGGTGGTGTCGATGCTCTCTACCCGGCCGAGTTCGTCCAGGGTGGGTTCGTTCGAGATGTAAACGGTCTTGTTCTTGATTTTCGCTATTGCTCCCTGCGAGATTGCGGCTTCCCTCGGAGCTGAGGCGAGGCGCTTGATTTGCGCGGTCTCCTTGGTGAGGTCGGAGGAGAGCTGGTAGGAAACGCGATACCAGAAGTCCTTGCCGGCCGAGATGAACATGAGGGAGCCGTTCTGGTCGCTCTCGTTCGTCTCCGGGGCGAAGCCGACAATTGAACCGTCCAAAGTGAGCGTATCGCCTTCTCCGGGGGCGCGGGGACTCGATGATGTGTACGTCAGGTAGTCGTTCTGCTTGGAAATCCACGCATACCTCGAAGTCGTGGAGGCGAGGTAGAGCTGGTTGTTCAAGGATGAGATGAGGTCGAAGACCTGGGAGGTGGACATGGAAGAGGGCCGGGCCGTGAAGCCTCCGGTCGAGACTCCTACGACGGTTTGGAAGGCGAGGTCGCCCTGGGCGATCGCGGGACCTGCCAAAGCCGGGTCGGGGGTTACTCCCGTGAGGGTCGTGGAGCTTTCACCCCCGGTGTAGGTGTATTCAACGCCGCCGATGGTGACTTTGCGAGGTGTGAGGGAGGTCAAGAACCCCGATGCCGCCCAAGTGCCGGTACCTGTTTTGGTCAAAGTGTTCGTGCCTACGGAATCTATCGTCGTAATTGCTCCGCCCCAGCGGTACAGGTTCGCGGTTCCATCGACGAACAAAAGCTCGTCTATCTTCTCGGTGGTGTTCCAAAACTCCGCGAACTGGACAATTGCCGTAGCAGTTAGGCCGGACTTCAGCGTGTACCACGTTCCTAGGTAGGCGAACTCAAGGTCGCCGTTCGTGTTGAAACGCAGGGGCCTTTCTTCTCCCCTGCATGTAATCCATTCGTAGCTTGAGGAAATCGGGTAAAGGTCGGTCGCTGCGACGCCGTAAAGCGAGTAGCCCTGTCTCACGCCCACCCTGTCGGCGTCGTTCGTTATGACGTTCTGGGAAGGAGGGACCAAAGTGCCGGGCGGAAGGGCGGTCATGTCCGTCTTGGACTGGTAGCCGAGGAATGAATAGCCCTTGTTCCTATTGGGGATGAGGTTGAATTGCTCAGGCATGTTTCGGTTTGGGCTTCTGCTTCTGATGCTTCTTCCAAGCCCTCTTCCACTTCCTTGTGGTTTCGTTCGAGGGCATTAGTAGCTTCGTGTGGGGCCGAAGGGCTGGCGGTAATAGAAGGTCTGCGGTGATTGGGCCTCGCTCTTGTTCTGGGCGACGTACCGGGCGCGGGCGGTTTTGTATTCGTTCTGGTAGAAGGCAAGGTCGAAGGCCGAGTCTTTGCCCTGGAGCTGGGGGGCGAGGAGAATCATTACCTTGTCGAAAAGGAGGTTGTAGCTCTCGGTGTCGAGGTTGATGAGGTTCGAGTCGTCCGTGACGGTCTCCTGCCAGTCGCCGGAGGTAGCGTCGCGGAAGAGGTACTTGGAGTAGTAGGCGATCTCCCAGGTAGTAGCGGTTGAGCCGGTCGAGAGGCGGAGGGTCTTCGTCGTCCCGTCGATGTCGATGGTGAAGGTGTTTCGTTCTCTCCGAAGGTCAAACTCCTTGCTATATCTCGCGCGGTAGTTGTCGAGCGAAGTGTTCGAGCCGGAGGGAGCGAGGTAGGTCACTTTCCTTCCCTTCAGGTCTTCAGGAAGGTCCGTGTAGGTGTAGGTGTCGTCCGAGGAGTCGTAGGTTCCCCCGGTCAAAGAATCGGTCCTCTGGGTCTCCTTCGGGTCGATGTCCAAGAGCAAATCCCCGGCCGCCCGGTAGATTACTTGGTCGATGGCCTGGACCTTGTTGAGGTTCGTGCCGTGCAAGGCTCCCTGGAGGTCTACCTTGAGGTCAGTGATGCTCTTCGCCATGTTCGTCGCGGATTGAGATGCCAATGGCCGCGACTATGGCCTTGGGGTTCGTTGTGAGCCTTGGAACGAGGTCGATGCCGTGCTTGTCGGAGACGGCTTTAATCTCTTCGAGGAAGGCGGTGATTCGAGCCTCGCGCTTCTCGTTCTGTTCATCCTCGTAAGCCTTCAGAGCGGCTTCGTTCACGATGAGCTGCGGTTTGGTGTTATTGGCCATGGTTGAGGAGGAGGGCCATGAGCGCGCCGAGAAGGGCGAGTCCGATGGCCGAGCCGATGAATATAAGGACTTTCTCGGTCCACTTCCCGGCGAATGTTTCTTGCGATGAGGCAATGAAGTCTTTGAGGTCCGCATGTAAGGCGTCAACCTTCTCGTTAATGCCTTTAACGTCCTTCTTGAGGTCTCCGATGTCGATTTGCATTTGTGTGAATTCACTCGGCATCGCGAACATTTAACCTTGGGAGTAACTGATACCAACAGTGGAAGAGGCCCCGTTGCCGATGCAGGAATACGCTCCTGAGTAGGCGTCCTGTTGGTGGAAGATTCCCGCGCTCGAAGAGGCGGAGGATACGATGGTCAAGCCGGAAGCCTGAGTACAGGTAGCGGCCCGGCAAAGGGTGATGCTGGTCGTGGACGCTACGGTGGCATCGAAGGCGATGCGGTTGTCGGCCCGGGAGGAGGTGGCGAGGAGGACGGTCGAGACTGCGCCGCTGCAAACGACGGAAGCGTTCGTCGCGCTGTTGTAGTAGTTGGCGTTCAGGTAAGCGGTGCCGCCGAGGTTGTGAGTGCGGCTGGCAACGAGGGGTCCTGCCGTGGCTCCGATGAGGAGGGCGAGGACGATGGTGAGGAAGGTGTTGAGTTTCATGGGTTAATTAGTGGTTGGTTTCCGCTCCCCGTCCCCGGCCCCTGGGGTCATGACTTCCAAGGGACAGAGCGGGGAGCCGATCTAGTAGCTGAAGTAGCAGGTGCGAGCGGTCGACGTGACCATGTTCAGGCCGGCGTTGTACGTGGCGCTGCCGGGAACTGAAGTGATTATGATGGTCGCGGTATCCGCTGCGGACACCTTGCCAGTGACTACCCAATCGGAGGTCGAGCTGGCGGAGTTGAAGGACGCGATAACAGGGTCGCCAAGGGCGGCTCCGGTCAGGGTAATCGTCGTCGAGGCTGCGGTGCTCGAAGAGACGCTGGCCGGGTCCCAGCTCAAGGTCGCACAAGCGTGCTCCAAGAGAGGGGTGCCGGAGTTGACGGTCAGGCTCGCGCCGGTAACTGCGCCGGAGGACGTGAGGCTATCGACGGTCAGGGCGTTGAAGTTCGTGGTGCCTCCAAGGTTCACTCCCTTGTGAGAGGAAGCGTAGATGGAGATACCAACGACGACTACGGCCAGGAGGAGGATGAGAGCGGTTCCTTTTTGCATGGTGGTGTTAAGTGTTAGGACCGACCATGAATGTTAAGAACCGTTCGAGCCTACGATGCCTTCGAAGGACAAAGCGCCTACGACTTCGCGGAACTTGCCGCCGTACTTGTAGGTGTCGTTGTCGGAGTATTCCGGCGGAACGAGCCAAGTAGAAACGGCAGACCGGACATAGCGCATGATGCTGTGGTTCGAGGACAGGAGGAACCAGGCGGAATCAGAGCCGCTGGCCGCCGCGCCGAGCCACTGCGAAGTGGCGACCTGGATGCCGTACTTCGAGGAGTAGACGTTCATGTCGTTGTTCGCGGTGCCGGAGCGGAGTTCGGACTGGGTGACTTCGCACGCGGTCTTGAAGAGCGCGGGCGGGACCAAGAGGACGGAAGGCATGTTGCCTCCGACCACGCCGTCCTGGGACTTCATCTCGAGCAACTGGATGATGGCGGTGTTCAGGGTGGTTTCCGAGAACGCGCCGGTCACTTTGTTGTCGATGGTGTAGCCGCCGAGGTTCGTGTGGGTGTCGGAGATAAGAGCCGTGCCGTCGTAGGTCGTCGCGGCGCTGAAGGCGTTGCGGAAGACGGCAAAGGCGTTCTTGTCGCGGGTGTTGCGAGCGTTGGCCGCGAAGTTCTTGACCATCTTCTCGTACGCGCCGTGCATGTTGTCCGCGAAGAACTCGGCCGGGATGATGATGTTCCGGGCGAACTTCGTGACGGTGAACGTCTTGGAGCCGGTCACGCGGGGCTGGCCCTGGGTTATCTCGGCCTCTTCAGCGAGGGAATCCCACAAGCCGGAGCCGAGGAAGTTTTCGACTATCTCGGCCGCGCGGTCGGTGGTCTCCTGGTTGAAGACGGAACCGGAGTTCGCGTCCACATAGCCGACGTGCTGGGTGATGTTGTGCTCCTGGAGGAACACGTCGTCCAAAGCCGTCTTGACGACATTGGGCGACAACGATGAATTCATAGACATTGGTTAAGGGATTAGCTGAGGTCCTGGTCGCCCAAGAACGTCGCCCCCGACTTCAGGATGACGTTGAGAGACGCGCTGCCCGGGTCGCCGCCCACAATGGTGAACGGAGAGGTCTGCGCGTTGCCCGCTGCGGTGTCGAGCGTGTAGGACGACCCGGTAAGGTCGATAATCACGGAATCGCCGCAGAGAGCAGCAATCTCGCTCGCGGAATCAGCGAGCGTAGAGGTCTTTGCTTTTATGTTGTAGACGACGCCCGGCAAAGGCAGGTATACGTCCACGGTGCCGTCGGCGGAAGCGGTCTGGGTAGAGTCGGACTTTGCGAGTCCCACAATGCCCGTGATGGTTCCGATTACGCCGTCAGCATCAGCGAGGGGGATGACGTAAGGGGAGCCGGTGGACTTCCACTTTACGAACTCACCCGCTTTGATGGCGGTGGCGTTGGCTTCGGTCTGGAAGGTCAGGACCGGGAGGGACTGGGAGCCGCCGGTCGAGACAATCTTGATGTCGTTTTGTGCCACGTTAATTGGTGGTTAGCGCGGCCGTTCGATTTGGCCGCGGCTACGAGGGTTCTTTCGTTGCGATGCCGCTTTGCGAAAGAGGGTTGTGTTTTAGGTACTCCTTCACCGTCTGATTGCTTCTCCGGGCGCGGGCCTCGATAAAGGCGCGATCTGCCGGGGAGAGAGGTTTCAACGGGTCGGTCTCAGGCTCGTAGCGGTCCTGATTCGTACCTTGCGACGATGCAGAGGTGGTGGCTTTCGCTTTAAGGGCGGCGGTCAATTCACCAATGGTCGTGTGGGCTGCTTTAAGCTCGGTGACGGTCGGGTCAGGCTGGTTGGCTTTCAGCTTCTCTTCGACCTTCCGGTCGATGATGGCTTCGAGCGCGGCTGGGTCTAGTGCCGGTGCCTCCTCGGGGTCTGCCTCGCTTACGCCTGCATCCTTCAACTGCCGTTTGAGCTGGACGATGGTGTGTTCGGCCTTCTCAAGCGTGGCGGTCGCGGATTCAAGGGCTTTGACGGTAGCGTCGTCGGTCGGTTTGGTTTCCCCGGAAGCTGGGGGCGCAGGTGGCTCTGCGGGCTGCTTAACTTCCTCTTGAGGGGCTTTCGCCTCCTCGGACGTGTTTTGTACTTCGGACATTTGAAACGTGTGTTGGACGCGATGTGTTGAGGCTCGCGCTGCCTCTTTAGGGTTCACGGTCAGTGCCCCTGCCCTCCCTCTATCCGTGACACGCACACGGATGCGGGGAGAGGGCGGGAGCACCTACCGGTCGTCCTCTTCGTCGATGGGCTTGGCTAACGGCCTGGACTTCGGAATGGGGAGGTTCGCGGCGTTCTGGACTTTCTTCTTGGCGATGTCTGCGATGTAGAGACATGCTTTGCCGAATTGAACCGCGTCCCAATCCTTCGCTTTGGTCATTTGCGAGTACCCGGCCCGGCAGAGGTCTTCGATGAGAAGCTGGTAGAACGGGTTGGCTGTGAGGGCTTGCGCCGAGGCGATAAGTGTCTGGGTCTCGGCGTCCGTCGTCACCTTGCCGTTCTTCACGATGTGTGAGCCGTTCCATCGGAGAATGGCCTCTGGTATCGGGGTCGAAGGGAACTCTAGATTTTCAAGGGCGTGTGGGTCGGACATGCGTGTTACTTGGTCTTCTTCGTGCGGGTCTTCTTGGGGGCTGGTGCGTCGACCTTTGCGGGTTCGGGAGCGTGGATGGTATCGGTCCCAGCGGCAGCGGCCGTAGATGTGGGGACTGGCTCTAGGACCTCTCCTTTGGCCTGGCGGACGATGAGAGCAAAGAGGGCGTCGCTAGAGGTTGCAGCCGGAGCGTTCGGAAGTTCCTGTTTCATCCGCTCGACGCTGAAGACCCGCGCCAGGGATTCCTGCGTTACCCCGTCAGAGATAACGCGGTCGTCGATGACATAGGTACTCTCGGTAATGCGGAGGTCGTACTTCTTCCGAAGGGCGATACGAACATCGCTCGGAAGGACGGTCCACTGCTCTTTCAAGATGTGTTGCTTTTCCATGTGTTTGTTTTTATGCGGCGACCTTGTTTAAAGCTTGGTTCGGGCCGGCACCGAGGACGCTTGAGAGCGGGTTCCCGGAGGCCGTTGGCTGGTTCGGTTGGTTCGGCTGCATCCCCTGGGGCTGCATGGGCTGCTTGGCGACGTACTTCTCGGTGTCGCCTTTGGTAGCGTCGTAGGAACCAAGGAGGAGGTCGGAGTACAAAGCCTCCTGGTCGGCGTAGGGGGATCCGATGGCTCGGTCGTAGAGTTCGAGGTTCAAAGCGCGTTTCACATTGTCAGACGGCGGGGTGATGGTGTCCGGGGTTACCTTGACCTTGAACTTCAGCTCCCTAAAGAGCTTCGGTGCGACGAGATAAAGCTGCTGGTCGGTGTTCAATCCCCCTTCCTGCTGCATGACATCGAAGGACTGGTCGAGGGGAGGCTTGGGGTTGTCAGCTATGGAGTTATCAAGAACGATGCGCCGGGTCTTCTTCTTGCCGTTCACGGTCTTGTTGGGGACGATGAAGGACTGGAACTTTATCCGGGAGCCGTCCGAGACCAATTCATCGACATCAGCCACCGTGAGGTACTGAAGGATGTCGGACATTCGGAGCTGGCCCAGGTCCTTAACGAGGTAGCCAATCATTTTGGCGAACATGCCGAGCATTATCTTGGCGTTCTGCTCCAAGCGGCTTATCTCGAAAGCCGTGTCCTGCGTGCCGTTGTCCTGGCCGGACTGCAAGAGGTCGTTGGAAGATTCTGAGAGGCTGGATTCCACCTTGTCCAAGGCGGCGAACCCGGAACTGAGGTTAGCCCCGATGTTCAAAGCTTCGGCTTTGGTCGTCCCGTCGAAGGTGGTGATGGTTCCCGGCGTGACGATGGAGCTTGAAATGTCCTCATCTCCGAAGATTGCGACCGGGGGCATGAGCTGCAAGTAGGTCCCGTCGATGACCATGCGGTAGAGGGTGTTCAAGACTTCCTCGTCCTTGGACATCTTCTTGGCGAGAGAGGAGTAGTAAAAGAACTTGCCTTCGTCGAAGAGTTCGTACCCGGTTTTGACAAAGGGATAGTTCTTGTCGTTCCGGGGGTTCGGCTGGTCCGGGTCGGTCACAAGGACGCCGTTCAGCATAACGAGCTGCAAGTCCTCGGTCCGGTTGTAGTAAATCACCTCCTCAACAAGCCGGTTCTGCAAGCTCTCGTCGTAGGCGTCGTAGAACTGGGAAGTCTCGGAATCGAAGATGATCTGGAGTCCGGGTTTCACATACTCCTTGAAGTTCTTGTTATCCCCGTACTTAGCGAGAGCTACGGTGTAATCAATCGCCCTCCGCCAGATGAGGAAGGGCTGCTTTTGTATCTCCGGCTCGTAGATGTCCCCGATGAACAATTCGTCAACCGGGACGATGGAATCGCGGAAGCCCGAGAACAACTCGTCCTTGACCCGTTTCTCCTTCCAGCCACCCTTGGCAAGGATTTCCTTGATGGTCCGGTAGGATTCAGCGTACTCGGTGTGGACGATGACGGCCGGGTTCACAAGCGCGGCGATGACGGCATAGACAAAGGTCTTCTCGTAGTTAGCTTGCTCTCCCGCCCATTCCATGAGGTCCTTCATGACCTCGGCGGCGTCGTTATCCGCTTGGTCCTGGTCGTTCTGAGCGTAAACCTGGGGGTAGATGACCGAACCCGTCACATGAGCCGCGATGGAGATGGTCCGGTTCCTGACGATAGGTCTCACAGCCTGGGAGTGCCACGCTTCGTCCGGGTCGGCGCTTTGAGGCTCGACATAGGCGTTGAAAGAGGCCTGGTCCCTGGACTGCCTTTGGAGGACGGAGAGGTCGTTGAACTGCCGATAGGCACGGTCCATGATTCCCCGGCCTACCTCGAAGTGCTGCTTGACCTGGGCGAGGCGTTCCTTCTCCTTCTCCGAGGGAGCGTACTTAGATACGGGGTTTTCTACTGTCCCGTTCGAGCCGCGCTTCAGGGTTAGGTCGAGGATCAAGTGAACACGGAAGGTTGCGCGTGTGTGGATGTACCTTCAGTATGAAGGCAAGATGAATCCGGGCGCTATATAGAGGCTGGGGATAACTCAGGCGGCTTTGGCGTAGTTCGGCCGCCACTGCTTCGCCTTGTGGGTCTTCGCGGGGTTCAGCTCGAAGAACATCCGCATCATGAGCATGTCGGCGTAATCCGGGCTTCTTCCGAGCTGTTCCTTGATTTCGTCCTTCTGAAGAACCTTGAGCTTGCCGTCCTTGTCTGCATCCCGCGATTTGACCTGTTCCAGCTCCTCGACGATGGCCTGTTTGACCTGTTCGCCCTCGGTCGTGATGGCGAGCCTTCGGAGGTTCACAAGGTCAGCGAGGGTGTAGTAGCACTGCGATTTGAGGTGCTGGTAGTTGGGCTTCTCCCCGGCCTCCTCGATGGGCGGGAGGTTGGCGACGAAGCCTTTAACGCCTTTGATGTGGTCGACGATACCCCCCCCGATGCCGTCCTCGTCGATGATGATGTGGGAGTACGGGATGCCGTGGTCGCGGGCTAGCTCCTTGATGCGGGTCTCCGTCACTTCGGTGCCCTGCTTTGTGTAGGTGTAGACCTTGTAGCAGTGGAGACCGTTCCAAAGACCGATGACGGTCTTGTCGTTACCGAACCGGGCCACGTCGACGGTCATGTACTTGTCGTCTGAAGCCTCGGCGGTGTTCGAGAAGAGGTCGAGGATGGCGTCGTACTCAATGAGGGCCGAGGGGTCGTCGTCGTACTCCCAGTTCCCGAACATCAAGCGTTGCCGCGTTGCTTGGTCTTTGATCTGGGCTAGCTGGTCGCCGTACTCGGTTCCGGTGAAGGGGTTGTCGTTGTAAAGCGCAGGGATGAAGGCGTACTCCGGCGGCAGAGTTCCCTCTTTCCAAGGTTTGTAAAAGAGGCGGTAGAGGAAGTTCTTTGACGGGTTGGCGGTCAACCCTATCTTCGGGAGGATGCCGTATTCCTTGTTGAGATGCCGGCCGACGCGGGACTTAAGAACCTCGAAGGCGAGCTCGTTCCATTCGCCTACCTCTTCCCCGTCGCCCTCGGTGTACTCAAGGGAACCAAAACGCTCGTACAGAGGGTCGGATGGAAGGTAATCGACATCGAGAAGGTCAATGCGGGAGCCGTTCTTAAACTCGATGTAGTTGTATTGGCCGTTCAGGTGCCAGTCTGAAGGCGGAATCTTGTGAAAGGCGCATACCTTCGTCCAGGTAACGAAGGTCGATTGCATTAAGCGTTTCAGTTCTTTGCGACCGATGAACGCTCTGATCCCGGGGTACTGGTAAGCCCTTACTAATCTCTTCTCGCAAATCCACCAGCTCTTCCCGCCGCCGGCAGCCCCGCCGAACAAAACGAACCGGGTAGTAGGGTCGAGCCACTTCTGCCAGGCTTCGTGTTGCTTAGGGGTTGGCCGGAGGGTTGGTGTCACTCGGCAAGAGGTAGTTGAACCCCTCGATTCGTTCTCCCTTCGAGGTGTGGTCTATCTCCTGCTTGTCGGTGTAGCCGTGCTTCGTCAAAAGGACCTTCGCAATGGTCGGGTTGTAGTCCCCCGAGAGTCCTTTGCTTATGAGGGTGTCCGCTTGTTCCGCGCGGAGAGCTTCTAAAATGTCGGAAAATTCCGGGTAGAGCTTCTCCCATTCGTACAGAGTGTCCCGGTGGACTCCCAAGTGAACAGCTAGTCCTTCGATGGTCGGCAGTTTAACTCTGAGCTTGTATACGGGTCTTTGGTCGGGGCCTACGGTGTCTTCCGTGTCCTCACAGGCCTTGAGGTAGTCCGAGGCTTTCTCTAGGATTTCCGGGCCGTAGTCTGTTGGTCTTCCTGAAGGCATGTTTATTCCGCGCGAATCGTGTGCTCGGCCCTTTTGAGATTCGTTGCCATAGTTTCAAAGACCTTCTTGTCCGCGCTTCTCGGAGGCTTCGTCGGGGTGTCGTGGGAACATTCCCGGCCGTCCTTCGTGAAGTTGACCCGGCAGGAAAAGAGGTACGGCTTGTTGCAAACGGGGCAGGTCTTCTCCATATGTCTTTACAGTACCTAATCGGGGTTGTTTGTCGAGGGGAAAGGTGTGGCGAAGTATTGGACGACATAGACCTTACCATCCACGGATGTTTCGAGCGCGATTCCCGTGTCGCGGAAGTCTGCGTAGAGGATGTTGGACCGATGGGTCGGGGAGTTCATCCAGGCTTGTACGGTTTCTGAGGGCGTAGAGAATCCCCGGGCGAGATTCTGGCCCGCCCACTGCCAACGGTAGCCCGTTTGTCTTAGGTAATCCCATGCTCCTTGGTGGGTGAAGGATCGGCTCCGGGCGAGGTCGTCGGCCGAGTTCCCAGCTGCGTCATACAGCTTGTTACTCCACACAAGCGGCGGAAGGTGGTGCTCTATCCGGGCTTGGTTAGTCGCTTGGAAAAGCGTGGTTGTCGAGTAGATGGCTATTGCCGCTAGGAGAGAGGTCATGGCTGGGAGTATTTGGTGATGATGGCTTCGAGTTCCGGGCGGGTGAATTGCTTTGAAACCTTGCTCCGGGCGATGAGAGCTTGGAACGCTTCGAGGCCGTAGTCCGCGATGAGCCGTTCCGCGTAAGGCCCGGTGGCTCCGTAGTCGTACATATTGCAGAACATACATTGGGCGTGGACGTTCATCTCGTCGAAGAGGGTGGAGTTCATTCTTCGGCTGATGAAGTGGCCGGCGTGGAGCGCGGGGCTGCCCTTCATATCCTTGCCGCAGGTGTAGCAGACGTATTGATCGCGTTCTCTCACCCATTTGCTAAACACCTTCCAAGCCTTCTTCTTGAGCGTTGAGATGGATTCCGCGCGGACCTTCTTGAAAGCCTTTGACGCAGAGCTATTCGGGTTCCTCTTCATGGGCTTGGTGGCCGTAGGG